AGGCCATCATGAAATCCCAGCGGCGGCCTAAGCCGCTAGACCCGGCCCGTTAGGGCCGGGACCCAATGGCGTTTTAATACGACTGCGCCATGCAGTGCGAAACGCTCTAACTGGTGAACGTCTCGAGAGTCGCACGAATCAAAGATCGTGAAACTTTCCGAGTACCTACCCAGAATTTCTGAGCCTTCTCTCATAGCCATACCCATAAATGGATTTTGGTCCATAATCGGTAGTGGAGATGAAATGTTTGAAAGAGACTCTCGTCTTTGTTCAAGCATTTGAAGGGACTTAGAAAGAGCAGCGTATCCTCCAATCTCATCAGTGCGATAGATTGGGCTTGGAACCCACGCCTTTACTTCAAAGCGTTGGAGTCTATCATTCCACCTTTCGGCAGATTGATACCCCAAGTAAGAGATACGCCCAAGTGCCGAACTCTCCTCAGATACATAGGGCAACTGCCCTAGTATACGTTCAAGCTTGTTAAACATGAACGTGGCTGTAACCCAATAACCTTTCTTATAGAAGGCATTAGCGGTTGCAACCCAGGAAATAAGTTCGGAAACTTGACGCTTGTTCTCAGGACACAACTCTCTGACGTAAGTCGGTGTAACTGACTCACCCAGATATGCGTCTGTTCCACAAGACTCTCGAAAGTTTCCACTAACGAAGGTCTTATGGAAGTTTACTTTGCAATTGTACTTCTGCAAGTATTCGAGAACAACATCCGCATACGTCGTGGGGACAATAATATCGTCACCATAGACGTAGACACCACGCGAAACACGAAAAACGTTTCGCAGTGTCACGGGAAGGTTGCGTTTCTTGAGGATAGCCACTACACAGATAGTGTAGAAGTACATGGCTTCCACAGGAAAACACAGAGCACTACCCATCGAAGCGAATTTGTTTAACGGTCCAATAATAGTACCGTCAGGCATCTCCGCTCTCGTCGAACGACATGCATCTATCGCGTCCTGTAAATCAGGATTTGAAGAAAACATGTCCAGAGCAAGTGAACGAGGAACTCGATCACTAGCATCTGAAAGGTCAATCGTTACTAATCGACCAGTTTTCGACGAAATCAATGCTAAGTTCTGGTTAATGCTTTGGTCACGGAAATTTACGTGACCACGCGTAAGCCAGTAAGATTCAAGACCCTTATAAAGGACATCTCGAATCCCTTGCTGTATATATTGATTACAACAAGGCTCAATAGCAATGATCCTGGGACCTTTCAGGGTTTTCGGAACAGGACAAACCCGTACGGGTTGTTCTTGCTCCTTGGCAACGATCGTTACCATTTCGAGCTCATTAGATCGGTATTCGGTACCTAATGGGTATCCTACGCCAACTAATGAAAAGTAAGGCTCGAGACGATCGTGCCAATTACGCCAAACATACTTCTGATTTCCAGAAATGTGTTCAGCAGTAGCTCCCGGACCATGCCTTGGGACACAATCTGTAACCCTGATAGGGTATACAAGGTCATGCCAAAGCACAGAAGAAACAGCAGAAAAGTCCGCCGAATCTTCTTCTGAGAGCGAAAACTCTTGAAAAGAGTGTTCAGTTGCAATGAAGCTACTAAGCGCGGACTGCACCCGTTGCAGGGTACAGTCAATCTTAAGCTTTTTGAACGATAGACAAATTTGCCTAATCGAACTAACAGCCATAGATCTAACGCTAGCAGCAGAACAAGATTGTTCGAATTCATTGAAAATCCTTCCCGTCTCTTTGTCAAACAATAAGCTGGTCATACCTTGCAAGAATGCAGGGATTGACCCTACCTTTCGAAATTCTCGAAAGGCAGTTGAGCTAATAAACCCATCTGCCAAACTTCTTTCGAAGTCTTGACAGAATTTGGGAAGAGTGATTGTTAGAAATGACAATCCCTCGTGTTTGACACGTGACTTAATAGTTTCTAAGTCACGTAAATCAGAGACATCAGCGGAGTATCCGGCCGTAGCATCTTCATAGATGCATTTGGCCAACTCTAATAGGTCACTTACGTTGCTTTTCATACATTCCTCCTGACTAGGGGGTGATGTATCAAGCCACGTTGTTTCCCTATGATGGTGAGCATAGCCGAATGGCTAGTACCCATCATCAATAGACAGGTCTATACCATTACGGATACAATACAACAGGATCTTGAGAGACACGAACCATGAACAAGTTCAAGATTCGAGCCCGACAAGTTTACCTGTTGCCGTAGTGTCAAGCCACGTAGATAACGCGGCTCGCAACTGGTCTATTTGCGTCGACGAAAAGCCCACTTCTGGGCGGTCGATTACAAAATAGATGCCAAGCGTCTCATAATCGTTAACACTAGTTAACGGGTCTGCGACGATGGCACGCTGGTCTGCGCGAACCATGGAGCGAACTCGCCCCTTGGAAATCTGATGGGATATCGTTAATTTGAATGTCCCATCCGAGAGAGAATAATTGGATTTTAACCCGTTACTCTCAATTCTCGGCATAGACTTTGCGACCGAGTTGACGGTTAGTACCTGTGGATCGGAAAACGCCATGGTTGACCTCCTAAAGTCAATCTGGATAATGTTAACCGGTTCCAAGGGATTCTGGTATCCAAACCCAGGTCCCGAGCGTAGGGAATCGGCGATAGATTCAAGGTTTATCTGGCGTGTCGCGAACGCGTCATGCCAAGAGCTCCGAGAATCGCAATTTGTCTGGCAGATAAATCACTGTCAGACAGGTTGAATCCGAATGGACTATCTGCCTCTTTTCGCTGTTTGATGTCAAAAGATTGACTCCATTCAAGCGTTCGGCCACCGCCACATGAAGCGTTAAACGGCATAAACTGTTTAAACGTCCTCGTAGTGGAAACATGGTGACTGAGATACAGATATTTGGCGGCCATTTGATCGAGTGTCTGGTCCTGGATGTAACTTAAGTTATTTCCAAGAGAAGTCATCCAATCAATAAGCCAAGTCCAAGGAATAGCTTTGTAAACGTTTACCGGGCTGATGCGAACGCCAAAGATAGTATAAAGTCTTTGGAATTCACGTAGAGACGACATAATGTCATCTCTATGAGTATCAAACTGCGGTAAATAATACCTAAATGACCCGACGGCAGTGGCATAAGTTTTCTTTTCCTCCCAGATTTCCCAGGAGGGAGAACCCATATGACCATTAACATCGAGAAACATACAAGGATTAATCTTAAACAGCATGCCAGGATATATCCTGATATCTGTACCGGACTGAATCTTTGTAAGGGTATTATCGTTTACAAGGATGGACCTCCTTCTTATCCACTTACCGTTCTCTTCGGCAAGCCGACGAACGGTATCGTAGTAGTGAATGACGTTAGTAATAAGGTCATTCACATCTTTTAAGAAGGGAACCCAGCCAAACTGGTGATTGAGAAAGTGGTCTGCGATTTCTTTTGAGGCCATAAATTTCCTCTGAGAAATCCCACCTAAAAGGCTCCATATATCGAAGAAGCCTTTAGATGTCGTATGTAGCATATGCGGAATATCTTTCGCTTCCGCTATTGCTACGAACAAGCCAGCTTGCTCAAGTTTAGGCTTGGTCTTTTGCCAAGCCTCGTCACCCAATGTCGCAATTGCTGGAACGTAAACATTGGTAAAAACCGCTTCAGCGCTATTACTAGCGTCGAATTGGCCGAACCAAGGTTGTGGCGGCATAAAGCCACCGACATACTTATACCGACCCGCATAGGAGCCTTCGCCCCATTGCGGTTCAGTGATGTATGTACCGTATCCAACAAGCCCAGATTTGGGCAGCGAGTTCTCGAGTTTAATACTCAAGAACGGACCACCCGTATTGTATGGTGGACGACCGTGACTTTCATCAACGGTACGTTCCAAACGTACAAACGGCGGACCAGCGAAATCGTAATAAGGTGGACCCGAAGGGGCCCAATTATTCGACATATAGGAAGTTTCAATATAGAAACGACCTATCTCGCGATATCCCGCTTCCTTAGGAAACGGGACGGTCCGAGTCCGAACTCTAGTCTCGCCTGTTGACATAAGCTATCCTCCATTCAGTTTGAGAAGTAGCGAAGAAACTTCGCTTTGCTGCTGCTCGACTCGCGCCGAAGTGACGCATTCAAGAGACATACTTCGCAGTAGTCTCAGGTACC